AAATACATTACGAGAACCAACAAAAATTCCCATTGATCCTGAAAAAGTAAGTCCAGCTGAAATGATACTACCCCAAAGCGTATCAGTGATTTGTGAAGCAGTTACTCCAGCTAATGTTCCAATTGTATCGCATGACGTAACGGTAAGATTAGTTAATTCAAATACAGACGATCCTGCAGAAATTGCGATATCAAATAAAGTTCCATTTGGTGCGTCAAGAGTTAGCAGTGTTATTTTTGCACTAACATCTGTACCAGTAAACATTGTACCAGTGCCAGTGTACTGTAGCCCTGCGACTCTACTTCCAGCGCCATATACAATTGTATTATCTCCAAGTACAAACCTATTCGCAGTTGTTAAAAAGGCGCTTACAAGATATGCTGAGTCATTTCCTAATGTTATAACGCCACTTACTGCTGTAGGAAAATCGGCCATTGAGTTAACAACAACTACATTCGACGCCGGGGTCGCTCCAGATAAATCTATGACAAGGTTGTTTCCAGAAGGAGCAATAGTTACACCTGTCCCAGGAACAAGATTTCTTATGACTGGTTGATCGTCTGTTGGATTATACAAAATTGGAGAACCTGCGTCACCCTGTGCAAAATTGTGGGAAAGTAGTATAGCATCTTCAGAATCCAATGTGGGTAATATACCTGCACCTGGTTCTATATTCCTGATTTCATTAACAGTACCAGATTTATTCAAAATTGGGATACTGGTTAACCCGCCCTTTTGAATAAGTGTTCCTGTTACACCCAAAGAAGCAAGAAAATTCGTAATTGTCATTTTAAAATTTTGACCGTTCCTAACAAAATCAACTGTGTCTGAACTATCTAATGACGTTTGCGCACTGAAATTGCTTTTCTTTACACCTGGTCTCATAATTACTCCTATGTTTCGTCTTCGACTGAAATAAAACCGCTTGTCTCAGTTAGAATAGCCTCATCCAATTCTGGATAATATTTTGCTCTAAAAGTTCCATTAGACCAACCAGAACCAACCGGAAGATCAGAAGGATAGTTCATGGATGACATTTCCCAAGTTAGGTCCAGTATTGCGTCCCAACCTTCCTTAGCCTCTTGTAAGATAATTGAAGAAACTTCTCCTCCAAATTTTGGAGCAAGTGATACTGAAAGAAGGCGTTTAATACCAAATATAGCTCCGTCTGGAACGGTCAACTCTTTACCAAGGTTTGTTATTCTAGTATAACCAAGGCTAATGCCCTTGGCGTCCCACATAAACATCATATCATTTAAGTAGCGTAAAGCAGCTTGTCCATCTGAAGCGTCAATACTTTCCTCAGCAGCGTTAGCAAAAATATCTTCCAATGCATCAGTCACAACTTCTTTAGCTGTAGTCATAGCTCACCTCATTTATGATTATAAGATTGTGCAGAAGTTATTTCTGCACAATATTACAAGCATAAATTTAATCCTCGTCTTCGTCATCAGCAACAAAAACATCGCACTCTTGTTCAGCTTCATACTGCGTTAGAAGTGCTCCTTTTTCTTCAAAGAATTCAATCTTGTCCTCTGGTACAATAGCCTTTGTATACTTATACTCTCCATTTCTCTCTGGAAAAAATACAGTTCTTAGTGCCATAAAAAACCTCCAGTAATTGTTAATTGCGCACCAGAATACTACTGGTGCGCAAAGATTATTGTGTTATTGTAGGGTTAACTAATTGTTACGCTGCTCCAAAGCCTTTTCCAGCAAAGAACGGATTCAGTGTTCCAAATGCAGGAAGCATGTCAAAGCGGATATTCTGCTCATTCTTATCTCCATCAGAGTACTTTGTAACTCTAATTGCAATTCCGTCCTTTGACACTACACGAGCATCCGTTGCGTGCAATTTTGGAAGTTTTACCGTTGTAATGGTAAACGCATTTTTGTGATAAAAAAGATTTGGTTGATACAGCGTGCTTGCTGTACCAAGAACCTTGATTACTGCTCCAGAAACAGGTGCAACATCAACATTATTGTACTGTCCAGCAGCACCGGCTTCATAGACTGCAGGTCCTGTAACAACAAGTGTTCCTTCTCCAGACGCTCCTAAAGTAACGTCTGCTGTCACTGTTGCTCTAAATGGAACTGCATTGCCTGCCTGATCAAGAAAAGCCCTGCGTGTACGCTGATGGATATAATGCGATGCAGGTAGCTCAATAACTGAACCAGCTTTGATTACTGCAGCGGCAGTAAACGCTGTAACGGCCAACTGCTGTGTCATTGTGTCTTTTGCATTTGAGTACGTGACAACAGGACTTGCAGACAATGTGCCTTCTCTGTCAGATGCCGCACCAGTTGTGAAATTGGATAAGCTGTCGCAAGAAAATGCATTCAGGCCTGCAAAATTGTTTGAGATCTGAGCTTTCTTCCAAGCAAGGTTTACAAGTTCATTGTCACCCGATGCAAGACCAGACTGCGTATCAGCCAAGTTCGTTGCAATGTAAGGGTTCATTGCGTAATTCAGTTCGTTTCCTGGTACACCAATAGATTTCATCAGTGCCATTGGACCGGCAAGATGGCTCCATTTTGTAACGGCTACATCAGGATCGCCCCATGCAAGACCAGTGTTCAAAAGCATATAATCTGCAAAAGAAGTCTCAAGCTCTGTTACGCATTCTTCTGCTGCAGGTTTTGTAATTTCGCTCAACTGGTTTAATTCCAGAGCCTCCTCATAATTCGTATAAGGAATTTTGACAGTGATATAGTTCTGAACTGTTGCTGTAGCCTTTCCTGAAATGATTGTATTCGGTGTTTCTGCGCTGATGTCGCCACCAGATGTTCTAAGCGCTTTATACCTATGCGGTCTCTTAACATCAATGACTGGTCCAGAAGACGGATTAAATTTTCCAGAGAAAAGTTGTGTGTTTACAGATTTGGAAAGCACACGCTGTGTTTCCATATCTATCAAAAACTGTTCTAAAAGTTTTCGTGCATAATTGCTTGTTAAGCTGTTAGCCATAATTTATTCTCCTAATCGAAGGTTGCTCCATTTAATGCCGGATGCTTTCCTTTTGGCGAGCCTTTTCGCTCCGGCGTATTAACTGGCGCAGGGGTTTTTGGTGTTTTTGGCCGACTTCCTTCGGCCTTTTTAGAGACTTCAGTGGCTAAGTATACAGCTGCATCTAACGGTTGCATTGCCGCCACAGCCTCTAATTCAATTGGATTCTCTGCCAGGTACTTAACCAACAAGGGTCCGTCTTTATGAGAAAGAAGGTACTCCCCTGTTTGAGCATTGCTTGGTGTTATGAACTTAGAAACAGTATCTTCATATTTCTTAGCTTCATCAGGTGCAATGCCTATGGCATCGTTTCTTTCTACGTACTTTTGTTGTTTTTCACGAAGCATTGTTTTACGATCTTCGATGACTTGCTGCTGCACGGATTCTTGTTGCCTTTTTGCAAAAAGAATATCCTGATCATATTTTGCTTGATCACTGATAGCCTTGTCACGTAAAGCGATTTTTGAATCGTAGTCAGTGTCAAGTGCATCTGGAAAATCCGGAATCTCTGGGCGTTTTGGAGCAGTTGCTTTTTGCAATGCTTCTTCAGCCTTTCTGGCTTTTTCTTCAGCAGCTTCACGCTTGTTGCGTTCTTGCTGAAGTTGAAACGCTTTCTTTTTGAAAGCGAATTCCATTTTACTTTGCTTTTCCGAATCTTTGTCACCATCTTTATCTGTTTCACCTGAGGTATTTGATGATGAACTATCGTCGTCTTCGTTACCCGAGTTTTCACCCTCGTTGGTGTTTTCCGCAGAATTTTCATTTCCTTTATTTTCAAGGTCCTCGTTCTCAGCTGCGTTCTGATTTTCATTGCCATCGGTCATTTTATCTCCTTTCGTAGTTAACGCCTACGCTGCGTATTCGCTATTCGGTAGCGCTCCGGTTAAAGGTTAATATTACTCTTTATATGCTGTATTGGTAACTTTGTCAACAGAAATATCTTTTGGATTAAACACTACATAGTTGCGTCGTCCTGGTCGAGATAATCCACGAATAGATCCTTGTGGATATTCTATACCACTGACGCCAGCTTCTTGAAGACGCTTAGAAGCTTTATCTGGGGAACCTTCAAGCTTTACAAGTTCGTTATATAGATCTTCTCCTTTAAGAGAAGATAATGGAACTTGTTTCTTATCTACGTAAAGCTTGTCAGTGTTTACTGCGTCATCTAAAAAAGCAATGGCATCTGTATTTGCTTTTTCTAATAACGCAGTTGAAGCTTTTCCTGGCTCTGTTTTTACTAAGTCTGCGTTATTTAAAAATGCTTCCAATTCATTTTGCAAATGGTACTTTGTACCCTTAAGCAATTCATTCGGTGTCCTATCGGGGTTTATTTCAATTTGATCGTGTAGTGTATTTAATGCTTTTCGCTTATGAATTGGCATCATGTTAACTTCATCAGGATTAAGTTCTAATCCGTTATAGTACGCTTTTGTCTGATTTGTAACTTCATCAGCAATTCCAGACTTATCTAATTTCTCAAAGAGCTTGCTTGTAGTACTTATATCGTCAAGGTTTTTATCCCAATTAAGAAATTGATAATCTTTTGGATCTTTACCCTTCATTGCTGTCAATTTATAAGTGTATCCACCACGTGTTACTTCAAAGTCTTGCGGCTTAAGTTTACTTGCAGCCATTCTAGCATTTAGAACAGCGTCTCGTTCATCAAACTTTCCCTCAGAAGAGAATTTTGAAATTTGCTTATCGAAGAAGTTTTTAGTTCTTTCTAATGCAAATTCTGGTCCTGCTCCAATTTTCATTTCTTGTAAAACACCAGACACTGCAGTAAATGTATTAGGATCATCAATAGCAATTTTCTGCAAATCTCCGCCAACCCAATCTACAGTTTGCTTTCCCAAGGTATCTGCATACCATTTGGCAACACCTGGGCTATCTGTTATATAATGCCCATGGCCAAAAAGTTGTGCGCCTTCTCCACTACCTATTGCTTTGTCTGCAAATTCTGTAAATTTATGGGGTGATCCATGAAATGCAGGAAATTGTGTCACGACATTCTCAGATACTTTTCCACCAGCTTTTGCTATTCCTGCAGTGGCACCAGTTCCAGCGAACTCCATATTTCCTTGCGTAATGTTAACAAGATCTTGAATTGTAAGCGGTTTGCCTGTAACGCCTTTATCAATAGAAGATGCGTATTGTCTAATAGGCTCAACTACTGCTTCTCTCAAGTACTTTCCCATTAACGATTGAAAATTGTCGTAATCACGATCAGACGCTTCTTTTGCAGTTGCCTGTGTTATGAAGTTAGATTCCATAACAGAATCCCTTGAGAAACTGGAAAGCATGCCTTTAACTTTGTCTAAATGACTTAGTGGCTTTGCTATTTGATTAGGATTCGTTGTTAACTGCATTATTATCCTTTGATTTCCTGGTCATCATGTCTATTACTTTGCTTTGATTGTCCAGTTTCACGCCAACAGTTTCAGCCTCTGTCTTTGGGATGCTAAGTCCAAGACGCTTAGCATCCAATTGTATTTTCATTCTCTCTGTCGATGCTTTATAGGTATTTATATACTGATCAGATTGCTTAAGCTCTATCTCCATTTGTACTTTTTTCCAAGTTAACTGTTCCTTAAGAACATCTGCATCGGCTTTTTTCATCTCTGCTTGAGCAAGTAGCACAGCAGCATCTGGTTCTTTTGGAGCGCTCTTTGAAGCTTCTACTTCCTTAAGTTCCTCCTCTGTCAACTGATCCTCTGGAAGAACTCCACTCTGGAACAGTTGTCGTCTTTTTCTCTCAGCAACTTTGTCCATACCTGGAGAAGGAATATTAGACAACAGTATATCAGATCCAATTTGAATAACGGATGGATCAACTTGTCCTGCTTCAAGTAAACTCTTAACTGTCTCCTGTTGTTTTGTGTAGTACGCAGGGCCACTCTTACACACAACATCATATTGGCCTTGCGCCAAATCATTTATCTCCACAGGCTTTCTTGTCTGCTCGTCTATTATTACATCTTTTGTTACAAAAGAAGAAAACGAACCGTCCGCATTAAGTATTCTTAGCTCTTGACGTGTAGCGTAAACTTTTGGATAAGATTTAACAAGTATACGAGCAGTGTGCGTTAGCGCAAGTTCAATAGACTTAAAATATTTGAAATTTGTTGAAGATCCTTTATTCTGTAAAAGTCTAATAGTCTCTTCTGCCTGGCCAGCTAATCCAATACCTTTTTGAGCGTCATACAAATTAGCAGCTTTGTCTATGAAAGCTGATGCTGATGTAGCAGTCTCTATTAAAACAGAGTCAGGTTGATTCGCTTGTGGTTTAAAAGGAGGCAATTGCCCATCTACATGGGTGTACAATTGAATTGGTTTGTTGTTCGTATTCTGAGTCTCAAGATCAGCTTTTACTGCTGAACCTTTGGCTTGATCTGTTGTCATCCAAACCTTTTCTATAGGTTTAAGCGCAGACTCGGCAATCTTTTTAGATTCAGCATAATTCAAAACACGCTGTGGATCCATTAATTTTTCAATAGCTCCCCAGTAAGTCACTTTATTTTCCATGATTCGAAAATTAGCATAACAGGGAATAATTGGAAGAAATTCAAATACAGTTTTGTTATCTTTGGTCAAAAAGTCCTTGCCATCGAACAAACGTTGATAAACAGTGTAAGCTTTTCGCACACGAGTCTGCTCGACAGTAATACCCTTTGCAAACATTTCGTCACGAACTGAATCGAATTTCTCGTCAACCACAACTACTTGATTGTTACTAAGCAAGGCTAATTCACGAGAAGTTTCTTTTCTATGAAACCACTCACCAATTAAAACGCCCTCTTTTTTATAGTAATAACGGTTATTTGTAATGGGACTTCCAATAGAAGCCTTTGATCCTTTTGGAAAATCGTGTTTATAATCGTCCATAGACAATTCGGTCAATACCCAACACTCATTTGCATCCTCCATTGTCTGCTTAACAGCGCCAGGATCAAACCAAACACGTTCTTTAAAATTACTTATACTGTCGATTAATAAATCCTGTTGAAATGAATCGGAATCACGAAAAGCTTGCTTTATACGCCAACCAGATAACCCTGTTCCTGCCATAATCCTTGCAGCATCATTATAAATAAACCGTGCACCAGAGATACTTTCAGTGTTTCTTATTAAACCCTCGTATTGCTCAGCACTTTCCTTGGTTGTTCCTCCTCCTTTTGGGAGCACTTGAATAGCAAAATCGGTCTCTTCCATGTCGCCCATAATACTATCAACAACTGGATTGCACTGATCAAATGTGTATCTTGGACGTTTGTCCCAAGAAGAAAGCACAAAGTCTTCCCATTGCCCGCCACGAGTGTTTAAGAACTCATCAGCTTCTTTGACCATCTCTCTGTTGTCTTCCTCAACATCGATAGCTGCGTCAAGGCGGTCTATTATCTCTTTATGCTTATCAACCATTATTGCTCCAAGGATCTGAAAAATTAAGCGTTTTTGTATCGTCTTCTATGATCTCCTGCGTGAGAAAACTCATCATTGCAGGGTCTGCAAGGTTAGGGCTGTCTATTTCAATAGCCTTCATCTCAGGTTTACTCATTATTTGAATAAAGCCGTTTGCATTTCGTTTTCGTGGAATCTTACTCATCTCGGCAAGAAACTGTTCCAAATCTGTTATATCAGATGAGAATGAAATCAATTGCTCCACAGGCACATTTCTAAAATTCACATTATTTAACGCAAGAAAAGTTGTATAAACACGTGTCCGCAGTTCCCAATACTTCTGCGCTCTAAGATTTCTTAACGCTTGTTTATTAGTGCGCTGCCGTTGTTTATCAATAACGTACTTATATTCAAAATCTTCAAATGGTTTATTAGGCTCTTCAACACTCTCGGAACCTCTAAACGGTGCCCAATCAATGCTTTCGCCCTTCAAATAGTCCTTGACTTGCCGTTTAAGACTAAGGCCCATACCCTCTGCGTCCCAAACAAAGAAATCAGCTCCAACACCAAGAGCATACTCTAAAGCCCAATCAAGACCATCATTGACATCACCTGTCTTATTGAGCTGTGCTTCTTTGATAACAGAACCGTGCCTAAATACAAGACCCTTGTCATCATAACCAGTGTCAGATGGATCGTGCGCAACAATTTTACTGCCTACAGCTTCAAAACCCAATTTTTTATGAGCATCAACACAAGCCTCAAGCCACTCCATTTTCATAATAGCGTTCTCAACAGTATCATCAAAATGACCCCGCCAAATATGATTATATTCAACCACAGGCAGATATTTCTTATCAAAAAGACGCTCCTGGTTCAGAGTATCAGGAAACCAAGGATTCTCATCAAAATTAGTCCAGACAATATAATGCAGATCGTCTTCATAAAAACCGTCTCTACGCAATTCTTTTATGAACGGCATAATAAACCGCTGTGAAATAGGATCCAACCGTGACCCTGGATTGAATGTAAACCAGAATTCAGAATCACTTTCACGCAATGTAGGTGTTAAAATTTTAAGAGATTTTTTGGATATAAACTGAGCTTCTTCAACCCAAAAGACTTTAAAACCATGAAAAGACTTAATACCACCAGTATTCTTAGACAATCCACGAAATTTGAATTGACCACCCGACGCATGTCTTATGGAGGTATCCAAAATGTCAAACCCAGGAACACCCATTCGCTTTATTTCTTCAGACAATAGTGAATGGACTGAATCCTCGATTGTATTCTGGTGCTCTCTAAAGCAACCAACTTTGATTGCTTCCATCTGCACTTTATGCAATAGGATATCAGTTATCGACTGTGATTTGGTACCACCTCTCCCTCCAAATGCACCTTTAAACCGTTTATGCTGGAACAGAAACGGTGCAAGTTTATCAGTGATTTTGAGTTTGAGATCGTCTTTCATCAGTCAAATTTAGCTCCTTTGAGCTTTTTCTTTTTGGCAGTGTACTCTTTAAGCGTAAGTCCTTCTGCAGCAGCCTCCTGTTGCATTCTACGCTTAGCAACGTTTTTAAGCAATCCTTTAGGATTCAACTTAAAAAGCTTCTTAGCAGTCTTTTTAGCGGTTTTCTTTGGCATAGTGTGTCCTATACTTTTGATTTTGTTTCAACGTGTGTAACTTCAACTTCCCATTTCCCAGAGTTACTGTCCGTAGACAATGTGGTTTCCAAGATGCCTTTCTTGGTATATTTCTCTGGGTAAATTTTCTCAAGGAATGCAATAGTAGCGCCCTTTTCGGCAGATGTATCTAAATGTTTTAAATGACGTCCTTTCGTCTCGGCAGAGATAAACAATTCAGATTTAGCAATCTCAATTAGCTTGTCTAATGAAATGCCTTCACCCTCCATGACCTTTGTCATTAGCGAATTTGTCACTCCAGCAGCATGTGCCGCTTCTGCAATAGACATACCAAGAGATCTGTAATAGCCATACATCTCAAGTACATATTCACCAAGTTTTTCCTCAAAGACATATGTTTGATCGTCCTCTTTAAAGGATGGGAAAAGGCTCTTGACCGACTCAAGAGCCTTTTCCCTTGACAAAGGAGCTTCCTGCATGACATGTACTAACAAGTCATATCTGGCGACCAATGACAGGCTGGTTACGCTATTCTCACGTTTTTCTTTTGTCTTTACACATTTTTTCATAGTGCTTTATTTTTACAAATTTTTATATAAGAGTCAAGTATAAAAATAAAAAAGTGAAGACGCTATACAGTGTAGCGATTTGGTGGTGGTTTGGTCAATTTTGTGGTGGTTTTGGTCAAAATGTTAATTGACTGTGGTTGTGGTGGGTTGTGGTTGATGGTTCGTGTGAAGTGGGTTGTGGTTGGTTATTGGTTGTGGTTGGTTAAGATGTCAAAAAACGATTTACGTTGGTCTGGGGTAAAAGCGTCTTTGTCACAAGAATGTATGTACCGGAGGTGGGTGGCACCAGGGGCATATCGTCATATGTGAATGTACTGATACCTAACCCATCAACGAACACTGATACCTAACCCATCAACGAACACTGATACCTAACCCATCAACGAACACTGATACATAGACTACTATGTATCGTCCTGCTTCGATCTATTACATCGTTACCTATCGATACTTGTATTCATCTATGACGATATGCTATGTATCGTTACCTATCGATACTTGTATTCATCTATGACGATACAGTGCACCAGTGGTTACTACCACAATGTGGTACCATACGATTAACGGCGTTTTTGATGCTTTTTAGACAGGTTTTCCATGGGTGCTGACTACCACACTTAAACTTTCTGTATCAGGATTTTCGTCCGAGATCGTAGCCAGCATAGCGTCTCTGGTCGCTCACTTTTTATCATCTTTTTTTAAAGCTGCCCAGCAGTCCGTACCAGGTAGTCCAAAGTCCAGAGACAGTAGCCAGTGTAGGCGTTACAGATTATTTTACGATAATCGAAAAAGTGCTTGACTTCTCCGAGATGATAGTAAAAAATGGACCTACGATCGGCAAGGGCTGATCCAACCGGGCAGAAGCCCAAAACTTTAAAGAAGGAGAAAGACCATGACAAAATCCATCAAGACCGACACACCCAACACAGACGAAGCCATCAAGACCGTAGCAGAGACAGCCGAAGACAAGAAAGCTGATGCTCAGAAAGCGCTGAAACTCAAAAATCAGAAAGAGATGAAAGCTGCAAAGTCTACCGTGTCTAAGTTTTTGGCGTCAGACGAGTCCAAAAACCTGTCAGACGAGATGCGGGCTGCCATCACACGTATCTGTGGAAAACAGCGCTCAGGTAGCACAGGTGTAGATTCTATCGTTGGCACCCTGAAAACCATGTTTAAAAAGGTAGGGGACAAAGTTGATGAACTGGCCATTTTCAAGGCTACCAAGATGGGACGGGGTGAGATTCGTAAAAAAGTTCGTGAGACTTTGAAAAAAGCCATGCCGGAAGACAGATTTTGGCTTGAGTTTGATGAAAAATCAGAATCGTGGGTATGGTTAGCAACCGGCGAAAAACAGCCAAAAGGTTGGTTAGGTAAGTCTATAGACTAAGCTACACACGGAACAGGTAACACAGGCCCGGTAGATCATTCTACCGGGCCTTTTCTTTTTCTTCACCCTTCCATGGTCAACCATCGTTCCAACTACCGTTTCTGGCCAAACTGCCCGGTTAACGTCCATTTTGGGCCGTTTTTAGGCGGTTTTTTGGGCGTTTTGGACATGCCCGTAGGTACAAGCCTACCTTGAAAAAACGTCGATTTTTGATGCCTTTTTCGGCTCCGTACCATCTCGTCCGTTTTTAACCTGTTTTTAGGCGTGTACGTCGATTCGTAGGTGTTTACATAGACTTTCGTCAAAAATCCCAAAAACGGACGATTTAGGGCCTTTTTGGGCGTTTTTGGGCCAGTTTTTGGGGACGATCCGTCCGGGCCTGTCTTGGATGCATGTGACTTAGATCTGCCTATGATTACTATGGGTTATGTTCAAAGTTAAGCGCTGTTGACTTTTTGTTAAGTGAAGCGTCATAGTCTTGTACACAGTGAGTGGACAAGCGGAAATGAAGGGTGGATCATAGGTCTGTTCTGACGTGTTGGTGGCGTTGAACAGTGTAGATAGTTTCTTTGTGCATCTGCTTCTCTTTTAATGCTTTCCGTTTCTTTTTCTTTGTTACAACAACACCTTACTAAACCACTTAATCCCCCTAACAAGCGAGACCACACTGTGGAACGTGGAATCCATTACTTTTACAGCTCCCGAAAAATCCCGTTGACGCCAGAGACCGTAGCCTGGACAGGACTGTGTACAAAAGTGACGAAACACGCGTACGGAGACGATAGCCAGACTACAAACGGGACTTGGACAGCTTAAAAGTGCCGTTTTTTACACTTTTTTGACAAAAGTGACGTCAAAACGCGTCCAACGTCCATTTGGCCCCGAGACCGTAGGCAACAGACCCTCCCAGCGCGTGACGTACTTTTTCAAGTTACGTCCCGTACGTACACTCGTCTATACTGGCTATCGTCTCCGGTTTTACGAGTTTCGTCCACTTTTAAAGTTCCGTACACAATCCTACACTGGCTATCGTCTCCGTACAAAAATCACCGAGATCCTATACTGGCGACCATCTCCAACGTTAAACAAACGTAACCACCATTGTCTTCCATTTTCCATTTTTACCTAAAGCATTTATCCTTTGGTCAAAGTTTAACAAACAACAGTCCTCTTCACCCAAAAACTCCCGAGATCCTATACTGGCTAGGATCTCCGTTTGACCAAAAAATCGCTTGACTTTTTTGCCCGGACGTGCAAAAATGCACACATAATACATTGTGTTCCGGACAACCGACAACCGACAACCGACAACCGACAAAGGAGAACAAGATGGGAACAAGATGCTTAACAATACTACATGACGACAACGGACAAGAGCTTGCTGTACTTTACAATCGTTTAGACGGTTACACAGATGCTTTTGGACAATCGCTTGCAGACTTTCTGGCAGGTAAAAAGATCAAAGACGGCAGGACTATGTGCACTTTGGCAATGGACATCGTAGCCTACTTTAAAGACTCTGACTGGAAAGTGTCCTTACACCGTGCGGGGACAAGAGATCTTGACGAAGAGTATACTTACTACGTAAGAGGAAACTATGGAGAAGAGACGACTATAGAAGTGGAAAGTGGTAGCGACGAAGAAGAGTTCATTGGTTACGCTACTGACTACGGTTGCTTTTACGAAGAGTAACCAAAACCAAAACCAAAACCAAAACCAAAACCAAAACCAAAACCAAAACCAAAACCAAAACCAAAGCCAAAACCAAAGCCGCAATGAAAGAGAACCGACAAACATTAACCGAAGGAGACAACCATGGCAAAATGCAAGAACAAAGTAGATCAATACGTTCCTTGGCACTATGGTTACAAGAAAGTAACCTTACCATGCGGATCGACAGCAATAGATGGAAATCCGATCTATTGTAAGGATTGTATTGAAAAGTTTGAAAAGCAATACCCACAAGTCTGGCGCCATGTGCCAGGAGACAAATGCAAACATGGTACTTACATTGGAGATAACAATGGCCCAGATTGTATATGTGGACAATGTGAGTATGAAGAATTAGAACTCCCGCATCAAGATGCCCAAACCAGGGCACAGAACAAAACTAAAATCTGTTACACATGTGATCATTTATGTTGTAACAAGCACTATAGAAATGATCCATATGCTAAATTCTGGTGCGACCAACAAGCCTGGTTGTGTATGCAAAAAACATTCGTGCTAAAACACACCTGCGAACACTGGTGTCCATTGTCAATAGACAAGACGCTAAAATCCTCATCAACACCAACACCCATACCAACACCAAACACTGTGAAAGAGTACCAACTCTTCAAGGACGGTAGGCTATTAGGCACTGTGTTTTCACACGATACTGCCAAACGTATTGCTGACAAGATAACATACGTTGCTATTGTCCCAGTGCTTTTTGACGAGCCAACCAATGAGCCAACCAACCAACGATCCAACCAATAATTAACCAAGGAGCTACAATGCCAGTTAATAAAAAGTACGCTTACCTGTACAAACCGATACATCATTCATTGACTTTTAAGCGTAAAACGCTTACCGAGGCTCTGGTTGAAGCTCACAAAGCTAAGACTAAAAGGCAATGGGCAACGGCCAAAAGACAGGCAGCGAAGGGTTTAGAAGCTGCATTTACATCGACTGAGAGTGCTGGATCGTTCTTTCACCCTGTTGGGACGCACCATAATAATGCGTTTAGATTGGAGGATGACGATGAATAATACTGCAAAAACGGTATTGACCAGTTATATTTATCCGACGATAGGCGGTTTGGCGTGGGTTGGAGGACTGATTTGCACTATGTCAGATAGCGTTGTAGTGGTTACATCAGGCATCTTGATCTTTGCCGGTGCTAACTTATTCACGGCGTACAACCTTAAAAGTAAAAAATAAAGGAGTATAACATGAAAATTACAAAACAATGGCTCAGAGACCGTGGTGCATGTGACAGCAGTTTTAATCACGTATGTGAGAATAATTATATTGGGCTTGATGGAACTGTTTTTGTTAAAAAGCTTATCCAGAATAACCGTTTATCGGATGCAAATTGGCTCATCGTGAGAATAATGAATAAAAAGCAGCTTGTTAACTATGCAATTTTTGCCGCCGAACAGGTTCTTGATATTTATGAGAAAAAATGCCCTAAAGATAACAAACCTAGAAAAGCAATTAAATCCGCAAAAGAATACTTAAGAAATCCGTGTAAGAAAACAGAAGATGCTGCTGCCCATGCTGCTGCCCATGCTGCTAAGGCTGCTTATTCTGCTGCTAAGGCTGCCTATGACGATGCTTCCTATGCTGCTTATTCTGCTGCTTATTCTGCTGCTAAGGCTGCTTATTCTGCTGCTAAGGCTGCCTATGACGATGCTTCCTATGCTGCTTATTCTGCTGCTAAGGCTGCCTATGACGATGCTTCCTATGCTGCTTATTTTGCTGCTGAAGCTGAAGCTGATGCTACAATAAAAAGAAACAAACTATTAAATATTTTAAACAATGGTTTGGATCTTTTAAAGGCTTATCACTACAACACAAATAATATTAACATACAACCTTAAAAATAAAGGAGAATAGATAATGGAGCCAAGTACTAATTATATTGCTTTTGATAGGGAGTTGGACGTGCTGAACCCTGATACATGGGAACCGGATATGGAGGACGTGTATAGAGCATTGCCCAAGATTAACCGTTTTAATGGTCAAACGAGCGAACCATACTCTGTTGCACGGCATTGTCTGAATTGTTTGCACGCCGCTGAGCAGTTGTACGGGCAAGCTGATCATGAATTTTTGCTTGCTGTCTTGTTGCACGATGCCTCTGAAGCTTACATTGGTGACATTGTGAGACCTATTAAGCAGCGTTTTAATGGCGGACTCAAAGTCTTAGAGGACACCATTTTAAAGACAATCTACAAATCTGTTAATGTGAATCCTTGGTTTGTTTACAGTGAGACAGTTAAACACATTGACACCTCCATGGCGTTGACCGAGATTAATATGTTAACTTCTATGAAGGCATCGTCGCTGATGGAAGGTGTACAGTACTACCCGGACAATTATTGTGAACCCACAGTCACTTGGCAAGATGATGAGCATGAATTTAGAGTTGCTGTAAAGTCATTAGCAGTACGATTAGATGACAAGCGCTATGAAAAGAGATAAACTAATTAAAAGGAGAATGACAAATGACACTAACACGTAACCAATTAATTCATCGAATGGCTCGGGATGATATTAAACTGCCAAACCTTGACAGAAAAATAGTAAACAAGGACCTGGAAGACGCTATAGGCGATGCATTTATGGTCGAGAAGTATAGAGACGATCCTATTAGGATGCAACATTGTCGGATGAGACGTGCCTGTCCTCCTCAGAAAGCCTACAGGTATGACAAACTAAGCGACGACGTGAAAGAGACTATCTGGGATGATGACGACTGGGTTGCTGAGGAGAAATTCAATGGGTGGTCTATGATTTTAACTTATATTCCTGGTGATGGATTTGCCTTCTGGGGAGGGAACATATCTGACATTGATCTGCTTCCAGTTGATTATACGGAGCATATTGTACTGAAGAATTATACCAGTTCGTATTATAAACACGAGTCTTGTAGCATTGAAAACCCAATGAAGGATAGTTTTAAGGTGCCGTTTATCTTAGTTACAGAGGCTGTGTGTTATGATGAGACGACAAACTTTGATGGCATGATAGCTACAAATACATTGGACGCCGTTAAAAATATACTCAGTTGTGATTCAAAGCTGGCTTTAGATAAGCAGTTAATCGACGCCACAATCATTTTTCAATGCTATGATTTCATTGCAGTAAAAGATATAGCTTTACCATTGCATATACGGAAAATGGCTACCGCTGCTGTTGTTAAAGAGCTTAGTCGTTGTGATAACTTTAAGTTCGTTCGTGGAGTGACCAAGGACAAGAAGCAATTGTTGAATAAACTGTGGTCAGATGGCAAAGAAGGATGTATATTGAAGAATAAATATCAGCCTTACGTACCGGGGTCACGGCTTAAAACTCACGCCATTAAGGTCAAAAGAACCATGTCAGGTGAGATAGGTGACGATTTAGATTGCTTTATTGGTGGTATTCGATTGACTAAAGAGTGGTCTAAGAAGAATCTTGTTGGTGCGCTCGTACTATATGTCGTTATTGGCGATGGTGAGTTTCATGAGATTGCAGTAGTTAGTGCAATGCCTGACAGTGTGCGAGAAGAGATTAGCCGGTGTGTAAACGGCGTCATTAGCCTTAAACCTGGGTATAATAAGCGTGTGGTTGTGGTCGATGGGCAGGAGTTGTCTGCCAGGAACACCAAGATCATGCATGCTAAAGTAGACTGGAGTAGAGGATTTAGAGCTGACAAATCATGGAGAGATTGCAAATTTTCCATGGAAAATATAGAAACAGAACGATTTTAAGGAGGATTAAATGGCAAAGACACAGCAGTATTTAACGGTTAATGAGTTTGCAAAACTCACTGGACGTCGAGTAAACAATGTTTATCAGTGTATGAACGACGATAATAGAAAGGAAAAACTGCCGTTCATTCGGGTCAATGGCAAGGCTGTCATTGACAAAAAGTACGTGGCAGCATTTACTTACGTTTCAAAGGACGCTTTTACAGAGGAAATGGAGATTAAACTATACGCTCTTGAGAGATCTGTGCATATGATTCTTAAGGTCTTGGCTAAGTACATTGACAAAGAGCTTAAGTTTAAAAAGGAGAGCGCTGATGCAATTCAAGACTAATCCGTATCCTCATCAGCAAAAAGCCTTTGACAAATTCAAGAATGAACCATTTGGAGCGTTGTTGGCTGACATGGGTACAGGCAAGTCTAAGATTGCTATCGACTTGGCATCGTATAAATACGTTAATGGTCTACACGACAGTGTGCTTGTTGTCGCTCTTAACGCTGTACATCCTCAATGGATTGATGAGCAATTTGCTGAGCATTGTCCTGTGCCATGGGTTGGCTTTAGTTATTCATCAAAGAAGACAATCAAATTCTTGAGAAAGATGGACGCCTTTCTACAGACACCTACACCTGGCAAACTACGTGTCTTCACAATGAATTTTGAAGCTTTCAGCTACAAGGCAGGGATTGAGATGGCAAAACGGTTCTTTAAACTATCAGACAAACCACCAATTATTGTTGTTGACGAGGCGTCAAGGATAAAGAACCCTGCTGCTAAGACTACACGTAGCCTGATAAAGCTTAGGAAGATGTATCCTCATAGCTTTAGAACAGTTCTTACTGGTACTCCAGCTGCCAAATCACCTGTGGACATGTGGTCTATTTACGAGTTCTTAAAGGACCGTTACATGGGTTGCAGTTATGCTGCATTCAAGATTGAATACAGTGTCCTTGTTAAAAAGAAAATAGACGTAAAAGGACGATTGATTACAATAGAATCAGTGCTTGATCAGTATTCATTCTTTAAGATAAAGAAGCTGATTGCAGAGAATTTAATAGGCGGAAAGCTCAGGATGCCGGTCATTAGTGCTATTCGCTCACGGTTTGGTTTATCTGAGCAGGATTTTTGGTTCATTTATTCGTCACCTGAGTTTGCTGCATTTAAGCATCTGGACGATCTTTTAAAGCACATTAAGCCAAATACATTCTCTATAAAGAAGGAGGATTGTTTGGAATTGCCTGAGAAGATCTATAAAAAGATTGAATTAACATTGAATGCAGAGCAGAAACGTATCATTAAGAACCTGTCAAAGTACGCTGTTGCACATTATAATGGAGAAGAGTTAACACTTAATATGAAAGCGATGCTTGGAATGCGGGTGCTTCAAATCTGTGGTGGGTTTTTTAGTCACCATACTGACATTGAAGGTAAGTACGAACAGAAAAAGATAGCAGGTGCTAACAGTAAACTTGAATACATTAAACAGGATCTACCTGAGTTGGGCAATCAGCAGTTTATGATATGGGCTGTGTTCACAGCGGAGATAGATTTACTGTGTGAAGAATTGTCAAAGAATTATGCTGTTGGACGTCTGGATGGTACGACACCCAAAGATGTTCGGGCAGAGATAATAAACGATTTTAAGGCTGGACGTCTACAAGGGCTGATTAGTAATCCTGAAGTAGGTGGTTATGGTCTTAATTTACAAGGCGCTGGGGTTCAATATTGGTACTCCAGAAATTTTAGAACAGAAGCAAGGCTACAGGCTGAGGACCGTAGCCACCGTATTGGCGTTACCAAATCACCGGTCTATAAGGATTTGGTATATGATGTAAAATTTGAGCACGCTGTGTTGGAGTCTCTTAAACAAGGACTTAATATCAACGCTCAATTTATGTCTAACGAATTGACAGAGTTGTTTGAACTAATTTAAGCAAAGGAGATTAAGATGAATGAACGAGAAGTGTGTGGTTCAAGTGCGCCGCAGAGAGAACGGCAAGTCACTGAGTATCTCAGCCGCTTAAGAATGGAAATTGATTCAGTTGAAAATACAATTGAAATTCTGGCTAATAGGCTTTCACTTGTATTAACTCTTGTACCAGCGCAAGCAGCTGGCGAGCCCAAAAAATCATTGGAATTAGTGCCGTTAGCTTCGGAGATTGGGGAATCTGTTGATCGTATTTTACATGTTAATGGAGTGTTAGCATCCTTCTTGCAACGACTTGAAATTTAAACAAAGGAGACAAAATGACAGAAGACTTAAGTTATTTAACAGAAGTTGAAGATACAGAAAGTGACGGTGATACCTTAAAGAGAATCGCTGCGCTGGCTGAGAAGTTTAAGGAAAAGAAATTAGCTCTTGACTCAGCTACCGCTGCACTGAAGGAAGCAAAGGAGGAGTTCAATACGTACTCACAAAAATTGCTTCCGGACGCAATGAATGAAGTTAGTATGGCGTCGTTCACATTGAACAGTGGAGAAACTGTATCTTGCAATGAAGAGATTAACGTATCTGTTCGTGACTATGAGAGCTTTTATTCGTTCCTTGAAGAACGTGGCGATGCAGCAATAATAAAGATCAATCTGCTCATCGGAAAAGTGCCAAAAACAATTCTTGCAAAGATTGTTGAGATGATACAGGAGGAATTTGGCTTATTTGCAGAAGCCAATATGGCTTGTCACCCAATGACATTAAAGAGTTACGTCAAAGGACTTGTTGGCTTGAAGAAGGGCGTTGACGCAGAGATGCCTATCGCCGATATTGACGAAGAGATGTTGAATATTTTTCAGTACTACAAAACAACTATTAAATAAGGAGAAAGAAAATGACGAAGAAAGAAAAAATTGAAGCCCAGAAGATGGAAGAAATGTTCGCAGAATTTGAAGGCGACAATGAGGGTTACGAAGGATTGACCATGGACGTTCAGGCTATTCCTTTCATTAAGATTATTCAACAGTTAAGCCCTCAGTTGTCAAAGAAGAAACCAGAGTATCTGCCTGAAGCCGAAGAGGGTTTCATCTACAATTCTGTTACAAACAGGTTATATGAGCCTCCTGTTCGCTTTGTCATTGGAAAATTTGAGCGTTACTATATTGAATGGAAACCTAACAGGGGTGGTTTTGTTGATACGCATCTTGTAGAAGAGATTGAAGGAGCCAGGGCAGGACAGCTAATGCGGGATGAAAACTACCGTTTAATTGATCCCAACACTGGAAATATATTCTCAGATACGTACGTGTATTACATCATTTTTCCCGACCATTTAGAGGATGGCGTATGTATTTTGAGCTTGACATCCAGCCAGCTCAAAGAAGCTAAAAAGCTCAACAGAAACCTCACCAATACGGTCATTCCTGGCACTACAAAAAAGGCCCTTCCGTATTTCATGATTTGGAATTTGGAAGTTCATCAAGTGTCTAATGACAAAGGTGACTGGAGCGCTCCTAAATTTACCTTTGACTCGTTTGTTACAAAACAGATTCTTTTGTCCGTATCAGAAGAGAGAAAGGCTCTTCCAAACAAACGTCTTGACCTTGCCTTATTGTCAGATGACGCTGGACAATCCAACATGTCCACTGATGGTAACACACAGTATTAGTGTTTGAACAAAATTATAAACTCTTTAATTCGGTGCTGGCTTGTGACGTATTTAAAGTCGGCACCGACTTTAAGAAAGAAACGCAGGTCTATGAGTTCTTAACTAAGCACTTCAGTGCGTTGGGCTGGAAATGCGCTCGTGTTGAGACAGTGGATCAAGACGGTTTTCCTGATATGCTTTTACTTAGCAAGCACAGTTACTTGTTAATAGAAGCAAAGCTGCTTCATAAAGACAAACTCGAAAATATTAAGGACGATTTAGTATGGCAGTTTGGGCAACTTGCAACGTTTGCAAGAGCACTTACACTTGAATTAAAGTACATTCTTGTGGTTGGAAAACATAATCAATTAGCCTATATAAAAAGACAGGAGACAATAAAATAATGGAAAAGCTACTTGTAACAACATCATTACTGGACTCTTTTGAATTTGCAATGAACGCCCCTCCTTCATGGAAATCACGAGCGATGGCGGACTTAACAGGAAAAGTTCGTAGAGAGAAGATGGATTTTCCTGATTGGGTTAAGAAAGGTATTGCCTTTGAGGATACAGTCTATCGTGTGTGTAGAAAAGCTAAATACCTTGGAAAGAATGAAGTTACGTCTGGATCAGACATATTCAATGAATTGTCTACAATGTGCATTGGCGGGGCATTTCAAGAGGTATATAAAATAATAACAGAAGTCAATGGAAATTATGTTGAGATTTACACAAAGCACGATGTCAACATGCCGGACAGGATATTTGACATAAAGACCACACTCCGTTGGAGAGGTGAGGACAAGTACCTTAAAGGATGGCAACACAAGGTGTACACTGTTGCAGCTAAGAAGGCTATTTTTGTCTATCTTGTTGTTACATGGGAAGATACTTACTCTGATAAATTGAAGAGTTTTGACATTGTACCTTATTACAATGAATTAGATTCTCATCCTGAAAAACTAAAAGAGATTCAAAATGCAATATCTGAAATGAGTCTCTTCTTTCAGAATAACGGACTATGGTTAGATTACTGCAATGTGTTTTCACGGAATGTGAAGGGCTGATTATGGTAAACGCTCGTACTTACGTGGAGAAATTCTCAGAGCTTTTTAAAGGGAACGAAGACGTTTACGGAGTGCATGTTCCAGAAAAACCAAAGCCAGGTGAGAAAGCTGTAGGAAAGTCATTTTCCAAACGTGCTAAGTTAGACGTCAAAGGCTACATGAAGCATTTACTTGGGAATGAGTCTATTGGCGTGGTGCCATTAGACGCATCTGGCGCTGTTAATTTTTCTGTTATTGATGTTGATGAATACCCATTAGAACCCACTAATATAATGGCTGCTATAAAGCGTGCCAAACTACCTTTAATGGGTTTTAGAAGTAAATCTGGAGGACTCCATCTGTATTGCTTTTTTAGAGTCTCTTCAGCAGCTTCTCAAGTACTTCCTATAACGCGAACAATACGTCGAGCATTGGGATTAAAGCCAGACACAGAGATATTTCCAAAGCAAACTAAGCTTCTTGGTGACGCTGTTGGAAGTTGGATAAACCTGCCGTACTTTAATTTCGAAAAGACAGTCAGATATGCCTACGACGAAAATTGTCAACCAATGTCATTAAAAGAAGCATTAGCTCAGGCATTCGCATCAAGAACAACAATACAAGAGCTTCAAGGCATGATCAAAGAGTTGCCATTAGCTCAAGCTCCGCCGTGTCTTCAGACATTGTTTCTAAAAGGTGGTGCAGGTGAAGGTGCAAGAAATGCGTTCTTGTTTAACTGCGCTACGTATTTAAAAGCTCGATTTGGTGAAGGCTTTTCAGAGCACTTACACGTGCTAAATAGACACATGCAAATACCATTAGAATATGAAGAGCTTGACAGAACAATAATATCATCACATAATAAAGGAGATTACAACTACCAGTGCACAGATGGAACACTAATGCTCCATTGTGACAAAGAAGAATGCGGTACAAGAAAATTCGGCAAGGGTGTAGGATTAGTAAGTGATTTGTCATTCGAGCAATTGACACAAATACAGTGCTCAAAGCCGTATTACAGGTGGAAAATTAATGGCGAGGAAATGATATTCCAGAGTGAAGCTGATCTTATGAATCAAAATAAATTTAGGGAATTGTGTTTACGTTACTTGCACAAAGTTCCTGAGCGATTAAAAGATAATTCTTGGACAAGTATACTAAATCGTGCGTTAATAAATGTTGAAGTGCTCAACTCTGATGCGTCTGATGGAATGAGCGAAGACTCTCTATGGATGTCAAAAGTTGGAGAGTTCTTATCATTAAGGCGGGCAGTAAGAGCCAGCCAAATTGAGGATGGTTTAGTTTACAACAACGGAAATGGTTGCCTGCACTTCAAAGGCAACAAGCTGCTTGAACATCTTGAAAAGACAAACTTGTTTAGAAATTTTAAGTCCTCTGATCACCGACATTTGTTAAAGAAGCTCGGTGCAAGACAAGCGAAACTTCGGTATACCGATATAGGCAAGACTGCAAGGACTTGGGAAGTAGATTTGAATTCATTGCATGCTCGTAACATCTTCACCGAGATAGAAATAGACGAAGAGGACTATACCAAAGAGATGAAACCTTTAGACTTTATTGGAGAGGAGAAATACTGATGAAGCGCCACACTGTATTTGGCCCACCTGGGACAGGAAAAACAACAAGATTAATGGAAATGCTTGAGGAGCGAATAGCTATATTACACGCAAGCAATATAGCCTTTTGCTCATTTACAAAGCAAGGAACAAATGAAGGCGCAGGAAGAGCAAAGAAGCGTTTTAAATTAAGCGATTTTGACCTACGATTTTTTAGAACGCTTCATTCTCTTTGCTTTAGAGAATTAGGAGCTAACAGGGCTGACATGATATCCAGAAGACACTACTTGTTGTTTTCAAAACAAACAGGTATCAACTTCTCTGGCTTTTACAACTCTGACTTCTCGTCAACTAATGATGTGTACTTACATTTATTGTCAATGGAGAATCACAATGAGGCTTGTGCTAATTTGATGTTCAAGCAAATAAACAAAAAGAAATATGAGTATGTTAAATATCAATATAAAGAATTGAAGAAACAACTTGGAATAATGGATTTTGATGACCTGCTTCTTGACTATCTTAAAAAGGGTAGACCATTGCCTGTAAAGTGTGCTTTGATTGATGAAGCACAGGATTTAACTCCGCTTCAATGGAGAGTTGCAATGAAGATGTTTTCAGCAACAGACGAAATAATCATTGCCGGTGACGACGATCAGGCTGTTTACGAATGGTCAGGCGCCGATGTAAATATCTTTTTAAACTTTTCAAAATCACAGACTGTACTTTCAAAAAGTTATCGCTTGCCAAAGACTGCGTTGAACTTTTCTGCTAAGATAGCAAAAGAGATCTTTACTCGAAAGGACAAGTACTTCATATCAAATGGAAGACAAGGAAAATTGTCAACAGCCAGGTCTCTTGATAAAGTTAGATTAAAGGGAGGTGAACTTGTTTTAGCAAGAACAAACAAGATACTGCAAGAAATGACAACAGCAATGTTAGAGAAAGGACTGCCGTACAAGCTTAAAGGTAAGCTCAGCTGGGACAGACAAATTGTCAGTGCAATAAAACTTCACAGACGATATATTGCTGGAAAGATTCCAGAAGAGCTGTTAAATCCAGTCAGGCATTTATTTGAACATATTTCAATAAAATCACCTTGGATGGCTTCAATAAAATTGCCTACTCATGAAAAGCAATACTACGGAAATTTAATCGACAATATTGACAAAGAACCTGTTTTGTTTGAAACATTCCATAGTTGTAAAGGTAGTGAAAATAAACACGTGATTATCTCCACAGACTTATCGAAGAAAGTTTACGACAATTTTGCAGAATCGAGAGATGCTGAATTAAGATGTCTGTACGTTGCATCAACAAGGACACAAGATAGAATGACTATTCTTAAACCGTCAGGTAAATTATATTATCCGACAAAATATATAAATTAAGGAGATTTTAAAATGAATAACCCTGTAGTTAGGAGCAATTTTGACTTAATCTATGTAAAACTCATAAGTCTGCTTTTTGATGGTGAGCAATCTACTAATAGAAAAGGAGACACTATACGAGAAGTTTTTGATCAAGCGTTTACGCTGACAAAACCTTTGGACTGTTTAGCTTTTAGCCGAGAATTCTCAGAAAAATACTTGAAAAACGAACTTCTATTTTATGCTGGAGGCTCAAACAGTGTTAAAGAAGCTTCTAAGTTAAGTAAATTTTGGGAGAAGTGCTCAGATGATAACTTAACAATAAATAGTAATTACGGTCGTCTGCTTTTTCATTTAAAGAATTCTCATGGGTTTACTCAATTTGAGCACGCTATAAATTGCTTAAAGAATAATCCAAGGAGCAAAAAGGCGGTTATGACATTGTACAATAACGAGAATGCTTATATCAGTAACGATAATCCATGCACTATGTACATTCGTCTAAGAATAGATAAAGCTTGGAAGCTTCACGCAACTGTGTGTATGCGATCAAGCGACATCTACTATGGTCTTCCATATGATGTTCCGTTTTTTATATTCGTTCAATGGTGCGCATTACAGGTATTAGTAACAGAATATGATCAATTGGAATTGGGCACCTACACACATATGGCGAATTCTTTGCATTTCTATGAAAGCAAAATAGCGCCATTAAGCAGAGCGCTTCTTGAAGGCGCACGGATTATTCAAAAACATGAACAAGAATGGCTCTTAAACACTTATAACAAAGCAAGAGATAAATTGGTTGAAGAGAGGGTTCCGTGCTTTGAAAAATTGCATTTTATGAAACTTGCATGGGAAGCGTCGCATAACAGCAAATGCTTAAAAAAGAAAGTAGGCGCTTGCTTAACAATTACAAGAAACGGAAATGAGCGCTTAGTTAACGCTTACCATGGTGGCGCTGAAAAAGAGTGTAAAACATGTGCCAGAGAAGATGACAATGATCCATTTTTTGGTGACGAATGTCCATCGATTCATGCAGAGATGCGCTGTATATTCAGAGCCTTAAAAGCTGGAGTACAACGCAGAGGATCTGAGGACTATTTTACACTGTACACTACACATGGCCCATGTGATGCTTGTTTAAAATTAGCTGATTATGCTGGCGTAAAGTATACATTCTACGATAAACCGTACAAAACGAACTATAATCATTGGCCAAACATTACTATCCGACAACTACATTGTAAATAAGGACGTAACAATATGCTTACAGATAATGAACTAAGCGCGCTTATCTCTGCTGACACTATAGCAGTTGATTTAGAGACAAAAGATCCTGAATTACGTGAGAAAGGTCCAGGTACACATCGTGGTGAAGGTTACATTTGCGGCATGTCAGTTGCACGGGACGGATTAAGTGCGTATATCCCTTGGAGGCACCCTGATGTAACTGCGGAGTGTGCTAATAGAAACATTCTCATTGCTAAGGACATTTTGAAAGCGAACAATGCCAAGATTGGCGCTAATATAATGTACGATCTTGAATGGCTCGCACATGAGAATTTTAAAGTTAATGGAGTGATCGAGGACGTTCAATACGCTGAACCGTTATTAAATGAGTACAAGCGGAAGTATAACTTGAACGCTATTGCAAGAGGGTACGGACTACGTGAAAAGGCGACAAGTGTTCTTGAAGACTACAATAGTATGATGGGTTGGAAAGAAAAGGCTATCCAGAATATTTGGAGAATGCCTTCGAGAATTGCAGGTGACTATGCAAAAATTGACGCAGAGCTTCCATTAGAGATATTTAAAAAGCAAAAGACTGCGCTTGAATCACAAAATTTATGGGAACTATACAGAATGGAAATGGATCTGATACCGCTCTTATTAAAGATGAGAAAACAAGGTGTCAGGCTTGACATGGAACAATTAAATAGGACAACAATAAAAGTTACAGATCAACATTTTAAATTAAAGGAGAAAATCTATTCATGGGCGGGTAAGGAATTCAACATCGGTTCCTCGCAGCAGCTTGCTAAGATTTTTGACGTTAAAAATATTGCCTACCCCAGAAATGCCCCAACGCTCAAAATGGCCGAAAAGGGACTCAGGGGCAACGCAAACCTGGACAAAATGGCGCTTTCCAGGATCGCAAAAATTGAGCCTATTTGCAAGACGATATTGGACTATAGGCATTACGACACGCTTATAAATATGTTCCTGTATCCGTATTTAAAATTTGCTGTTGATGATAGATTATATTGTTCCTTTCATCCACTACGAACAGACGAGTACGGAACAGTGTCTGGAAGATTTTCTGCATCAAAGCCAAACCTTCAACAAGTACCAGCAATGTCTGAAGATTCTGATGATGAAAATATAAAAGGACAAATAATTCGATCGTTGTTCATTCCAGAAGAAGGACACTTATGGGCAAAACTTGATTACTCACAAGTTGAGTATAGGATACTTGCGCATTATGCAACTGGACGAGGGGCAAGAGAATTACGTGAGAAGTATAACAATGATCCTACAACGGACTTCCATAAACATATACAGGATTCAACAGGATTTGCTCGTAGAACATCAAAACGCCTTAATTTTGGAGGCGTATACGGTATGGGAGTGAAGACAGCCTGCAATCTCTTTGAGTGGACTCAGGATGAAGGAAATAACTTTATGACAACATATCACACAAACGCCCCTTACGTGAAAGCAACAAGAAGCGCAGTATCTAAAACTTGTTCAAGACGTGGATACATATTTACAATCCTTGGAAGAAAGGCAAGGGCTCATTCCAGTAGAAAACTTCACAGCATGTTCAATCGCTTAATGCAAGGTGGTGCAGCAGACATAATGAAAAAAGCTATGGTAGACAGTTGGAAGGCAGGTGTATTTGAAGTTCTTGATCCGCATATAACGGTTCATGACGAATTAGACGTATCTTTTGAAGATACAAAAATAGAGAAGGAGGCGCTTGAAGAATTAAAAAATATAATGGAAAATTGTGTAAAGCTTGATGTGCCAGTGCTTGTTGATTGTCATACTGGAAAGAATTGGGCTGAGGCCGATTGATATGGCTATTAACGTACACGAGAATGAAAAATCTGCTGGAAAAAGCATAGAATGTGTTTGTCCAAGATGTAAAAAGAAACATACTAAATTTTTATTTTATACAGGTCGTCTTCCAGCTAGATTTCATTGTGAATCTTGCTTAAAGATAATAGAGAAGATAGACGCTAAATACGCTTAAAGGAGAATAAAATGGAAGAAGAAAAATTCGACAAAATTGTTGCAATACGGTTACATAAGATAGAAGAACTTTTACTGCGCAAGTCTAAAGAGTACGCATTTAACGGCGACAGGCTCTGGAATTTTAAACAAGCAGCAAGATTCACTGGACAATCTCAACAAAAAGCTCTTTGGGGAATTGCAGCAAAACACTTTGCATCAGTCGATGATCTTGTAAATAAGCGACTGGCGCCAAGAAGAGAGATGATTGACGAAAAGATAGGCGATTTGATTAACTATCTTATAATCTTAGAAGCAGTTTTTATTGAGGAGAATAATCATGGACCTATGGATACTGATCGATCGGATAATAGCAATACTCGAACAGCTACTGAAGTAACAAGCGCTGCCGATACGGCAATAGAAAAAATAAGCGATATTTTTAGCAGGATGGAGTGAACATGAATTGGATGGAATGGACGGTAGTATTGTTTATTGTCTGGATAGTTGCTCAATGCGTTGGCTACTGTTTAGGAAAAGATTAAAATAAAGAGCAGTGTTAAGCATCAACACTGCCCTAATTAATTATTAATTAGACTTATTCCCTCCAAATTTTGACAATGCTCCACCAACAATAGAACTCATATGCGGTGCTGCAAAATAGAAAGCCAGCACTAACATCATTGCGCCATTCATTCTTTCAGCGTACCCACCAATTACAGTTGCAGAATCCATATAATTCTCAGGATTTGAAACCCAAACAGACGCAACAGATAATATCATCATTGTAACATATTGAGTAACCCACACAATTGTAACAATTAAAGCTATTATTCTTCGTGCCAAATTTTGACCGCTTGTAGCTTTCATCCAATCTATAACCATTGCCCTGGCTTCTGAAGCAGCTTTAGCTTTATCCTCAGCTTTCTCCTCATTAGTGTATACCAATTTATCGAGAGCATTGGAAGCATGATCCACCACATTACTGATTGCTTTGTCAGTACCAAATAATTTACCAACCGTTGTTGCTATTGCACCAAACATATACTTCTCTCCTACTTATTGATTTGAAAATGTACGTGATCAGTCATTTTAGGCAGCGCATGGTATTCCGACACAGCTTGAGCAATTCCAATAACTTCTCCTTGATGAACGTACTTTCCTATTTTTAAGTAATCCGGCTCGAAATAAAACAGTCTTCCGTTTGATTTTTTAGTTGCCCATTTAATTCCGCTCATCTTTTGGCCATTTTGTTCTTTATCTCCGTATGGCTTTGCTTCTCTATCAATTTTCATATCGAATGGAGCAACGATTGCTTGAAATTGAACACAGATATAATCTACACCATTGTGCACCCGGTCCCCTCTTCTTGATCCGTATTCACCTGAGCCCTCTGAGTCGGATCTAATTCCTTTTCCTGTTGGACTTATCATTGAGCCTCCTTTAAATTTAAATATTGGCTCCGGCATTCTTTTTGATGATCAGATAGCGAATGCAAAAGTTCTTTGTAATCACCACTCATACTTCTTTGTATTTCAGCTAATATTGTTAGTGTTTTTGATATTTCACGTTGTGTTTCAATAAATTCTTTTGGAACATACACAAACGGCCTTCCTGTATCATCAGATGCCCTATGAAACTTAGCCAATTCTTTTACAAGAGCGTGCGTTTGTCTTGTACGCTCGATATGCGGTTGAAAGTCTTTTATTGCTTTCGCTATGGCTTGTACAACTTGCATATTATCCTTTTTCTCTATCCACTTTAAAAGTATTAAAACTAATGCGAACGCAGCGATAACAACTTGAGACCAGAAAGTTACAGATTGCATTTCCAACAATTCCTTTAATTTAGTAGATGAACAATCATCTTTTTAAAAATCCACGTGCACTGCTCTTTGAGGGATTCAAAATCTGTGGCGAATGCCATTCGTGCATCTATAATCGATTTAGCGTCTTGAACGGTAATATTCTTTATACCAGAATTCTCTTGTTCAGTCTTAACAGCTTTAATACGATCTTCTTCATAGTTCGCTGCAATATCAGAAATCCATGTTCCAGTGCCGTCTCCATTGTCTTGACATACGTGATTGTCAGGCGGTCTTAGCTCCTGCATCAAAATTCCATTATCTGGTTTTTTACCAATATGCTGAATGTTAGAACCAGGGACTCCATATATTTTCATTAGAACGTCCTCCTTAGTTTAAGTTTATAGAATCCGTCATTTCCCCAATTAAAATCTCCTGTATCTGTAAAGAATCCATAAGTTCGTGTCCCAACTTGTACTGTTATTTTATTAGGTTCTATTTTGAGTAATGCACCAACTTCATCCCAAATGCTTGTGTAAGAAGCAAACCAAACTATAGGTTGAATAATATCAGAATCTATAGCACGTTTATGAAATGTCTCTATTGTCACATTATTAATTCCAAAAGGATTATCAAATGTAAAAACAGAATTAGTTAACGCTGCAAACCAGGGAATTTCGTACAACTCACCCTTAGCATACGTCTTGATGTCATATACATTCCCAAGGTTATCGAGCATGCATTCACCAATGAATACCGCTGGAGTTACCGCATCTGTTGTAACTTCTTGGATATCATATACTTGTACAACAGCAGTAACCCCAGGTTCACAACGCATTCGTATATCAGGATAGAGATGATCAGAATCTATATAATCAAACTCCCCAGGTGAATTTTGTAAATGTAATGCGGTTCTGTAAGGTAGATAAACACTTCCACCTGATACTGCCATAACATTACCACGAACTCTGTACGATTTTGTAATGTCCCATTCATTAATATTGATCACCCGTTGGCTTGAAGAACCATCAAATGTTATAATCTGCCCTTCTATGACTGCACCTTCATATCCGGTTAAGTCTGTCCAGGCTCCAAGAATTGATGAGCTATACCCACTGGCATTATACATCAACGCCTTATCAATATCATAGACAAAGTTATCCTTCACATAAGGCGTGTATCCTCTAATATACTCAGGACGCTCACCACTGAAGTACAACAGACCGTCAGACTTCATGTAGATTAACTTCTTGCCTTCGTCACCAGTTACATTCAATGTCTGACTTGCAGCGACTTTTTCAATTATATCAATATTTCCGTATTCATTAAACCCATTAGCCATTGTAGCAATCGTGGGTTCACTTACTGAACTTGGTAGGATTACATCATTGTCTACTCCTGAATCGGCTTTTGAACCGAAGACCATAAATTCAAGTGTATTCGTTTGTCCTGCAAAAGATACTACAGAACCTTCCACTGTGTATGTACCAACTACTTCTACCGTAGTATCATTCAATACATAATATGTACCGGAACTTAAATTAATAAAGCTCCAGCCACCAACGGCTGAAGATTGTTTAGATATTATAGCCGTTATATTCCCAATCCCTGTATCAACAGACATTGCACCAGATCCACCGGCGTACTGAAAGAAGGCACTCACACCAAGTTCGCCACTTACGGTTACATCAGGATCAACAGTGAGATCATCTCCGAACCAGCCATAGAAGATGTGCTCTTTAGTATTTTCATTAACTCCTGTGTCTGTACCAAGTATGATTAAAGTATCAGTGGTCTCTGTATCATTCCATGACGTTGAATCAGTAAGTGCAGTATTTGTTAAATCAAGATACATTCGTTTAGTATAACCAAGTGAAGCTAAATACACTCTCCAACTTATTACTGTATCCAGATTCTTGAACCATCCCATCCTAAGTTTCTTGCCCATTGGGTGAGTCAGTGTTCGACCAGCAACGCCATCCCCAATATACTTACACATGGCGAACCCGGTAAGTGGATTATAGCTCCACGCAAGGCCATCACCTGTGGTTGTCTTGTGAGTTGTGTTGAAGGCTGTGTATTGATTCATGTACGTTAGAGAATTCATACCAGTACTACCCCCAAGAGTTACACCCGTAGTAGTAAAACCTTCAATTGCATCAGCATCAACAAATTCTATAGCATCTGTACCAGTAAGAATAGTATTGGTGGCCCCACGAATTGTATCAGTTACTCTGGTATTTTTAGCAGACTCAACAGCCCTACCGAACACCATTCCACCGTTGTCACCTCCACTGAATGCAGCACCAAGATCAACTCTATGCCCAGTAGTCTCCGTCCCAATCTTCCGCAAGACCTTAGTCCCAGCCTTAAGTTTATTATCAGGTGCATCTGCTGTCCCACCAACGACTATCACAAGGTAGTCCAGAGAATGACTTGCAAAGGTTACTTCTGATCCAGACACAGTAACAATAGACTGAGTAGTCTCTGCATCTGTATCATTCAGGATCGTGAAATTACCGAAGCCACTTGCCTTATTCAGAATTGCCCAGTCACCAACTGAAGTTGTATCCTTGAAGATAATAGTCTGGATATCAGTGATTCCTGTATCAACTGTCTGTCCACCTGTAGAGATCCATGAAGCAGTAACTCCACGTTCACCAGACATCCCAACTTCAAGGTCATCGAGGGGATCACCGAACCAACCAAAGAGGAAGTGTTCATTAGTAGTATTTACACCAGTAGAAGTTCCTAAAGTTATATATGTGTTTGTATGGGCTGCGGGCCACACAGAGGTTGCACTAATTGAAGAACTTGTTAAATTAAGATTCATCATTCTGGTAGGTTCAAATATATTAGATGTGTACCAATCAAGAGTTCCCGGTAGGCGTTTTATGGCGAACCATAAAGGCTCTTTACCCATAGGATGCTGTAGATTAAATGCTGCGCCTGTTCCAATGTACTTACACATGGCAAACCCTGAACTCGGATTGTAATGCCATTCGTTCCCATCAAGGACTGTCTTGTGTGTTGTCTGGAAGGCAGCAAGATTTGCATCCGTTAGAACTGTATCTGCGCCATACTGTATACCAGAAGCAGTAAATTGCTGTAACCAATCAGCGTCATCAGCCATTACATCAGTGGTATTTGTTCTTAGTCTGCTTCTTGCGTTGGTTAAAATAGACGCCTGTACCACTTGATTGCCTCCAGCAGCAGTACCTTTAGCAATAACCATCCCACCCCTACTACCAGTCAGCATGTCCATCCCAAGATCATGATAAGCACTCCTGAGATCACCAGTCTTGGTTGCAGCAGTCTCGATTGTACTTGGAGTTCCCTCAAGATCAGGGCCTGTGAGTACAGTCTGGCGTACTGATTTATTAACAGCAGCGCCAACGTTTATTAATCTTGTGTACTGCGTGTCACCCTCAGTTTCTACCCTGGCATCTTGTGTGTCGCCCTCTGACAATACACGAGCAACTTGAGTGTCTCCTTCAGCGATAACACGAGCGTCCTGAGTGTCTCCTTCAGCTATAACACGAGCATCCTGAGTGTCTCCTTCAGAGATTACTCTTGCTTCTTGCGTGTCTCCCTCTGCGATTACTCTCGCAACTTGAATATCTCCCTCTGCAGCTACAGGCGCTGCTGAAGCCTTTATTGCGAAGTTATCCCATTTAAGAGGTGTTGCAGATGGAATATTGTTTAAATTGATCCCTGCAATAGAAATGTAGTCGAATCCGTCAACTGGATCAGTAACTCTATCTCCAGCGTCGTATGTTCTATACTCATTCCATACATAAATGAAATCCAATTGTTCCCAATAATTTGTTGCTGTTGTTGGGTCTTGATTTGAATTGTCATTAGCTAAAGATTCATAGAACTTGTTGTCTGAACCCTTTACAACATCACCAATATTGTAAGTAGCCAATGCATTCCATTCTGTAAAATCTGCTGTGCCTGATACGCCACCAACAGGGTCAAACACCTGAATCTGCTCTAATGGCGTGTTTAACAAAGGATCATTTGTATAAAGAATAGCTCTATAACTTCCTGATCCAAATACATTAGGACATCGGCCTTCTGCATCTAATTGCAATGGATTGGTGTTCGCAAAACTTTCCTTAGAATCAACGTAAGTTTCCTTTAACGTGTTATTAGTTCCAGATTCCAAAAAGCTAATCCAGCCGTTTGATAATGGATCTCCAGCGCCATCAAAAAATTGTGCGAAAGCTTGAATTACTCTACTCATTCGATTCTCCTTGCTTTATTCTTTCAGGTAAGATAAGTCCAAGGGCAATAGCTTGTCTTGTTGGACGTATTTTAACTCCTTTGTTCTTAAGTTTGTCTAAGACAATAGCCAATTTTGCCTGTATTGTTGGTCCACTTAGCAAGCCGGCAGTAAAACCAGATGCAGCACCAATAGGACCGCCAAGAGCTCCACCTGCCATAGATCGGGCTGAAGCATTAAATGGTATTAGGCTACCTTTTGAAATTGTAGACACTCTTGAATTTATGGCTTTTCTTAGATCAATAAGAGATTTTTCGCTCGCATTCAATTGTTTTATCTCAGGTATAACTTCTTCCAAAGAATCCTTAATACCACGAGCAATCGCCATTTTAGCTTCAGTCGATATTGGTTTGGCTGTTAATTTATTATATGCTGTCTCTAATTCGCTATACAGCTTCTGCTTTAACACTTGAGCTTCTTTTGGAGTTACAGTTAACCGTCCTTTGTTTACAGCTTGTTGTTTTACGAAATCGTCAACAACACGATTTATTGCTCGTTCATCAGATGCATACAAAGCATTTTTTCTAAGTTTTTTAATGTGTTTTAAAAAAGAGCTTATTTTTAAACGAGAACCAGACGCTTCTGATACAGCAATCATATCTGTTATCTCTTTATTAAAGACATTTATCTTTGATCTAAGTTTGTACAGTCCTCCAGCAGTTGGCAATATTTCATTCTTGAGAGCTGTCTTTGTAAAGTCGCTTACTTTGTCTTCAGGAATAGCAGAGCTGAACTTAACTGCCCTCTTATATAAATTTGAAGGCAGCGTTTTTGGAATTAATGGCTTAACAGATCCAATTATTCCTCGTTTCGCAAGGTTTAATGGATCTAATACTGCTCCTGACTCAGATAGAACTTGTCCAATTTTTCCAAGTATTCTTGTCTTACTTCCAACACTTAAGCTTTTTAATGCGGCTCCTCCTGGAATAAGAAAAGTTGACACATCTGCCAGAACTTCAATGGGCTTATTGGCTACAGTACGTTTAAATCCTGCTAAGCTACCATATTTATTTTTAAGATAGTCAACAAGCATGTCAACGTTTTGCTCCTGTGGTTGCACGCCTTCAGTGAATTTTTGCACTGCTCCTGCTGCGAGTCCTGCCACGCCTTTCATCGTATCGATTGGATGCAAAACTGTATTAAATACGTCCTTGACGTACTCAAAACCACTATTTGGAGCGCTTTCGACACTTTTGGACAAAACTTCAAGCCAAGGCGTATTTTCGTCAACTTGTACGTCTTCAGTTAAGACGTTAGGTGTTCGTTTTTCAAGGCCCATCAATTGTTTATATACGCTAAGTTTGTCAGGCATCACAAAACCCTGCTGATCGTTCTTTACATTTGAACTTACAGTTTTTGGTTCGGCGTTTTCTAGTTCAAAACCCTCTGGTAAACTTTGCTCGATTTCAAAACCCTCTGGCAGATTCATATTTTCTTCCATTGGCCTCCTGTCATTTGCATTCTTTCCTTGGTACTCTTATTGATTATAATTATACCTTCTGGAAGAGCCGTACTTTTTGGTTTAGTTGCTTTAGGTTTTAATATTGACTCTCCTTGTGATTGTATGTTATTAATCAAAGACTCATTTGTAGCAGATCTTAACTCTTTTGCAACAGTCCCATTTCCATAAGCCTCATCAAGAACAACAATAGCAGCTATATTTGATTGAATATCTGTCTTTTCATCAGTAGCTGCACGCATGTAGAATTCAAGCTCTTTTTCACTATCTAATCCACGTGCGCCCATATTTGTTGACTGACGAATTTCCTGCAAAATGAGAGGTTTCAGCTTAACAATAGAAGAACGTATTGATTGCGCTTTATCTCCAGTTATTCGTCCAATTGCCTGACCAACTGTAGACGCTTTTAAAGATGCAAAGACATTTTCAGAAGTTGAGTTATCAACATTTGTAATTGCACCAATGTTATCAAGATTAACGTAGTGATTTGCCAACTTTGCAAGTCCGCCTGCAAGACGCTTCTTAGCATTTGTTTTCTTTTGTAAGGGTGTAATTTCGCCTTTCGCTTCTATCAGCAATGGTTCTGTTGCAATCTCAGCTAATCTGGTACCCATTTTGGTATTGTTTGCTATTCGTTCAGCCGTGTCTGCTTTTGCATTTCCTTTCGCCAAGGTATTAATTCGAATTTCTTTTTCTTGTGCACGCTTTATTTCAAGAGCTGCAGCATTTAATTTCTTTGGCGGCGGCTCTTTTCCAGAATTATCAAGTTTAAATTGTTGGCGGGCCCGCTGAACATACCGCTCTATGTCAGTTCCACCTCCTTGATTTGAAATAATGCTCCTGGTGATCTTATCTGCAGGGCTCTCATCCAAAAAACCTTGTTGAACTCCGGCATCAGACAATTCTTTAAGAAGTTTTTGCCCTTGTTCAAGTGAAGAATCTTTTATAGTTTTAATAAGAAAAGAAGCCATAGGATTGCTCTTAACTTTTGGTATAATCGTATCAAGATACTGATTACGTTGACCAATATCCTGCATTGCTGATGCAGTGTTGGCAAGCCGAAATGAATCGCCTAAATCTTTTGAAGCTATTCCTTTTGTCAAGGCTTGTATTTTGGTAGCAGCTTCAGGAGCAACAACACTATATTTTTGCAGTTCTGAAGAGTATCCTGGAGTACCAATTGATGAGAGCACATTTTGCTGCTGTGCAGCAGCAAAATGTTGAGCTTTTAAAGAGTTCTCAAGAATGCTCTTTTCTAAGGAGCCCTTAGCGCCCTGTTGAAAAGAAGCATACGGACTTGCTATATTTGGTTGCGCAATAAGTCCTAAGATGCTATCAGCCATTATATACACCTCCTATTCCTTCAGCTAATAATTCAGATAATGGAATTCCATGTATCTTTAATGTTGGTATGAGCGCCTTAAAGTCTAAGTCGTTTGGAGTTAAGCTATTTTTATTTACAGAAGAACCGCCAGTAGCCAAATTAGAAGGAGCTATGTTTTGTGTAGTTACTGGTTGTATTCCTGGTCCAGCAGGTCCACCGCCTTCTCCACCAATTCCATTTGGACCAGCACCAAATCCGTCTCCAGATTCGCCACCAAGAACGCCTTGTCCTGTTATCGCTCCTAATGCAGAAGCAAGCGCAAGGCCCTCATTTACTGGCATCCCAGCGAGAGCTAAGCCTGTTCCTAATCCAGAAGGCATCCCTCCTGTTAATGCACCAAAATTTGCAGCCATTGTATTTCCAAGTCCAAGATTTGCGTTAGCTATCGCTTGATTTGCAAAAGAAGCTGTAATTTGATCAGATAGCACTTGCTGTCCAAGTTCGCTACCAAATCCTTCAGCTGCTGCGGCACTTAAACCGCTTAAACCTGTAATTCCAGAAGCTAAATTTCCACTTCCTATTTGACCAGCTAATCCAATTCCAAGATTTGCTGCTTGATTGCCAAGTGCGTGAGAAAAAGCTCCTTCTCCAGATAGTCCTCCAGTGACCGTACCCATTCCAAGTTGTCCACTACCAAGTTGCCCAGCAAAACCAATTCCAAGATTTGCTGCTTGATTGCCGAGTGCCGGATTGTCGCTTGATTGTGCGTAACCGCCTTGTCCCATTCCGGTTGCAGCACCTGACACTGTTGTACCAGTGTTTGCTTGTGATCCATCAACAGTGGTATTACTTCCAACAGTAACTCCTGACATACCTCCTCCGCCAAGACTGCCTACATTTCCGCTACCACTCATTCCGCCCATACCATTCCCTAAACCTTCCGGACCAAGACCTGGATCTCCGCCTCCATCTCCGCCTCCACCACCGCCTGAGAAAAATACTTTTGAAATTGCTCTTACACTATTTCTTGTCCAAAACATCGCTAATCCTCCTACCGTACACAGTCCAAAGCTTATTTAATTTTGTAGCTTTAATAAATTTATCTTCAGGTAAAGCGGATTGTGCACTTATAAAAACGATACCCATTGAGTCTAATTTTTCATAGAATTTAGTAAGAAACAAGTCTAAGCAGCCTCTGGCACTAACACCAACAACCCAAACGCTATAGTTTTTAATTTCAAATAAAACAATGCCCTTTGTCTTTTCGTCAATATCACCAAACAAAACTGAATATTGTCCTATTAAGCAACGAGCAAGCATTGTTTCAGTTGTAACATCCAATGTAGGAATTTCTTTAATCAAATCATAATGATTCAAGATTTCTTCCTGTGTATTTGCTTCTCGTACTCGGATATTATGGCGTTGCATAAATAGTTCCTAATGTATTAGAGATGTTTCCAATTCCTTGTTGTACTGCACTTCCTTGTCCTAAAATACCTGCTGATTGTGCTTTTCCAGCTGAAGAGTATAAAGGAATTTGTTGAGAAGCGCCACCAAAAGCTACGTTCGCTAAATTAGCCCCAAGTCCGGATCGATAAGTTGCTAATTGCTGTCCTCCACCTGACAATTGATTAGCAATGTTCGTTGCTCTTGTGCTCTCTGGATTGATGAGAGACATGATGTTTTGGAAATACTGCTGTTGGTTCTGTGCAGCATTTCCATAAGCTTGCTCCTGAAGTGCACTTCTTACTCTACCACCGCCAATACCTCCAATAGCAGATGCGTTGTTTAGAAGCGCTTCTTGTTGCTGATCTCTTAAATACTGCTGTCCTGGAGAAAGATTGAACTCATTTTGAGCTTGCTGTTGTAGTTCAGGTCCAAGCGCTCCAGATAATGCTAAAGCTTTTTGCTCAGCCGGGCCTTTTTCTTGAAGAACATTCACGGACCCTTGGTACCCAGAGATAATATCCTCTATTCCTGGATTTCCTGCAGCAAGTAAATCTTTTCGTGCTCTTGCTATAGCTTCTTGAGAAATTTGTGTTCCCTTATTAAGCGCAGAAACTTGTGCGTCAGCGGCCTTTCCAGCTGTTTGACCACCAATATACGCACTTGCAATATCTCCACCAACTCCTATTAGCGTATCCCATAAACCCATGATTTCTCCTTATATTAGTATCCAACCTTTTGTTTTGTCACCAAGTATATCCGTGTCTCTTTTAATATATTTAATTGCTCCAGCTACACCAGAGGTGTCCATATATTCTTGTCCTTGCTGCGCTTCAAAAACACCCTCTGGACTGCCTGTTCCAGATAAAATGTCTAATTTAATAACGCTATTTAAAAATGTGATATAGGGTTGCGTCAAAAAGCCCCCTTCCGTCGCAATGGCTACACTATAAGGAGGAAGACCAGATAATATCATAACGCCTCCAATTTAGCAAATACCTTTTTAACGCAGTCTGCTACTGTAAATCTCAATACAAGAAGTCGCCTTGCTTTTCCATTTCTACGCCATATTATAAGTTTATTAAATTCTCCAGCTCTTCCAATTGAACGATTTCTTGGATCACCAAATATTTTTCCATTATTAGAGATCTCCAATGAAACTTGAGGATCTTCAGACACAGAGTTTCCAACACCTGATTCCATTGTCAATTCCAAGTAAGGAATATTAAACGGCTTTAATGAAGAAAAAGGTTGCAATGAAAAAGAGCTAATTATGTTTTCAGAGTATTCGCTATAAAATTTGTCACTTAATTCTCCAATTCTTCCGTCCTCTGAATCGCCTACAATAACTTTGCCGTACGCTGTTATTATTGAATTTACTCTCCAAGCAGTCAATTCATCACTTATTAAGGATCTTCTCTCGTGCCATTTTTTAGTGACTAAATCATACACGAATGAAGTGTCCGGTAACGTGTAAATTAAAAAGAATTCTCCTTTATTGGCGTAGTACATTCCAAAAACAGCTTTTATCTCTTCATCAGTGTACGATCTTAGAGCCGCATCAATTGCGATTGTTGATATTTTCTGAAAACTTGTTCCATCATACTGCCAAACTGATGGGCTTTCGTTATTGCCATTACCAATCATAAAAAATGCTTGGTTAGCTTTTATCAATGAAAGCGGAGCTATGCAACCTTTATCTAAGAACACATTGTTCCTTTGAAAATTAAAACCAACACCGCCAATGTTTTGAAATCCCTCTGTAGTAACTGTTCCAGTGATCCAAAGTTGATTATTTGCAGTGACAGGAGCAACTGTTGCATCTGGGTCAGACTCCGCAGAACCAAACGCAAGCGCATCATAAGAAAGACCGTCATTTAAATCGCTTCTAATAATTTTATTTGTGTCAGTTGTGAATACAAAAAAGTTGTCGATACTTACAACATACATAGGATTTCCATTGGCACGAAAATCTAAGTCCGTTATTTCTTGAAACGGTGTTGCATCATTTTCATTATATACATAACCTTTTCCTCCAGGAACAAGAATTAACAACTGAGTTGTATTATTGGCAATAGATACACGTCCAGTTCCTTCAATGACCCCTAATAATGTTGTTCCAAATAAAGGACTACCTTCGACATCAAATGTACGATCAAGACTATATAAAGCGCCCCCGTTAACAAAATAAGCGATGTCGTTCTTTGTATGAGCACCTCTGTTTGCTTGTAAAACTACACCAGTAGATGTAAGTTCTTCTACGCCTGGTGTTCCAAAAAGATTATCTTGATTTAACGCCGGTGCTTGCTGTGCAACAGGGTATAAGTTTACACACTCTTGATTGCTTATTGGCAAAGATTCAGACTGATAAAAGCCGTTGGCTAATGGAAGTACTGTCATATGCGTACCTCAATAATAGCGTTATTTATTGTTATATTGGAATCGTCTGAAGCGTTTTCAACAAACAATTCTATATAATCGCTTGTATTTAGTTCAAAGGCCCAAAACATTGAGATACTTCCTGCTGATGTAGATGAGAATGTTCTTGTGATCTTTGACGCAGAAACTTGTGCTCCATTCAAGTATACATAAAAATTAAATACATCCTCAGAAACACTTCCTCCTGTTGCCGAAATAGCAACAGCAATTGACATCCGTTCTCCAAGACCAGTATAAGTAAATCTCCCATTAGATTCTGTAAATCTTGATGCACCAACAACCGACCAATTTGTATTTATCAAGACTGGAGTATTTACAACTGCAATTGTAATTAATGAATTAGTGTTCGTAGCCAACAGTCCTGAAGCGCTGTTTTCAATCACGCTATTTGCAAAGAAGATCCATCTTATATCAGAAGTAGTTATTCCAATCAAAGGAGCTGTCGTGTTAAACACTCTACAATTAACAATTGAGCCCAAAGCTCCAACAGCTATGTTTGCAGAGTCTACTGCTCCATTTAACACTGCAGCAGGAGCACCAAAAGAAAACGTGCTTGTCTCTAAAATAAAACCAAGAGAAAATGTTGATGATCCAAAATCAAATACGTCTACATCGGATGTAAATACATTACGAGAACCAACAAAAATTCCCATTGATCCTGAAAAAGTAAGTCCAGCTGAAATGATACTACCCCAAAGCGTATCAGTGATTTGTGAAGCAGTTACTCCAGCTAATGTTCCAATTGTA